CAGCCACGTATGGCTGTGCGGAGGCCCTTGCCTAACAGCAAATCGGCCAGGGCTTTCAGCGCACCCCACAAAGCACCGCGGTAAGTGCGGGTTGAGCTATCACCGCTCTTAATGAGGCGGACGAGTTTTTCGATCCATTCAAACGAGTCACCCAGCAGCTTGTGCAAGGGCGGATCAATGACGTCTTCCTCGGCGCGGTCGCGTTCGTCGGTCAACCCCTGGTATAGATCAGCCGCGTCGCTGGTTGCGCAAATAGCATGGCGCAGACCCAGAGCGACAGCCACGGGTAGTTGTTCGGCGATGTCGGTGGGATTCATCGACAACTGGCGGGCGCGCACGCGTCCGATGTTGAAGGCCTCTTCACGCGTGGAATCAGTGATGCTACGTCCCTGGAAATGGATGCTGATGAGCAGAGCTAAATCTTTGCGAACGGTAACACTTGTCTTGCTGGAATACACGTAGACGTGACGACCGATGCTGTAGGTACCAGTCGAGGCACCCACGTAGGGTGCGCGGGCGTTGGCGCTGTTCCGCGTATCGCAAGGCCCGTAGTAACGGTCGTGCAGCCAGTCGGGACGGGGAGCCGCAGGCAGCAGGATTTCGTCATGCAGATCGAATTCAACTACTTCGTAGTTGGCAGACGAACGCAGAGCGCGCCAGGCTAAGCACTGTCCCCCGGTCGAAACGCCACTGCCAGCCGTGAGCCAATCAGCGGCATCATGCCGGTAGTCATTGTGGCGCGCCCCGGTCTCAAATACGTGGACGCGGCCAGCACCGTAACGCTCATATTGAAACTCGGGTGCATGCTTGCCTGCAGCGTAGAAGCCGCCACGGGCTTCATGGAAAACTTGGTGAACTGAGTAAACGCGCGCGCGTGGGTAGGCCTTCATGATGGCAACGACGCTATCAACGTTAAAGTAGTAAATGCGGTCCCAAATAACGACGACGTCAGGGTCGCTGCATGCACACCCCACGGCATGAGAACAGCCCATGGGAAGCCCCTTATAACGAACAGTGTCGAGGGGCGCTCTTGGCCAGTAACTGTGGTGCACCTTGCGGTCGTGGCCAAGCAAACTTGTGTGGCATGGCTTGAGGCCCACGGTATAGATGCTGCCACGGCCGAAAAAGAGGTCGGCGAACATGGTCGAGCGCGTGTGGTGTGCAACAGGGTGCGTATGTGCCACGCCCTCGCCGTCGCGAACGAAGACGGTGGAGGGGGCTGAACCTCGTACCATCTCGACCTGCTCATTGTCCATGGTGTGGGGCAAGTGCACTACTCTTCGACAGGGTAGCCCTCCTGCTGTAGCTGATACGCCATGTCGCTGGGGCTTAGGGGCAGTTGGCACAGGGGGCGGTACGAGACTGGCACGTCCGTGGACGTCGGGCTTGTCGCTCTCAATAGTAGGTGAGCCAGCACGCGCAGGTCTTCCGAGGGAAAAGAGCTCATCAAGCTCCGACAGGTCGAGTCGATCATCAGAAGACGAGCCAGGGTTATCGGCGACAGATGGCTTGGTTCCAGTTCGAGGTGCATGGACGATTCGCCTGTCAACAGGACAGCTCGTTGGCACGACTGTCCTAATTTCCGGACAAACTGGGAATGATCCGAATTGTATTCCAGCAAGTCCTGAAAAACCGCCAATTTGTCGCGGCGCGGCAGCGTCGTCGCCTGTAGAATCATGTCGATTTGCATTCTTGTAAGGCTTTGAATTGGTGCATAGTTTGTGATGCTTACAGGGGTTAAAGCAGTCGCATTCGCGGTAAATGCACGGTGTACTGCGAGTACACTTGTTATGGTGTTGTCCGGACTTGCAGTCACAGACGTAAAAGTCGGCGCCATGGTCGTAGCGTCCGTCGATTGGGACGGGAAGTTGTTGTTCGTCCATGAGTTCATATAA